GCAGGACAAGTTGTTGGGCACGGATTCTCAGGTAAAAAATCACAGATGGGTGTTAGAACAACAGCACAAGTTAAAAAACTTGGTTGTTCAAACTTAAAAATGTTAATTGAAGATTTTAAGTTACTAACATTAGATTATGAGATAATTTCCGAACTGACTACTTTTGCTCAGAGACATAATTCTTTTGAAGCAGAAGAAGGTTGTAATGATGACCTTGCAATGTGTCTTGTCATCTTTGCTTGGTTAGTAGCACAAGACTACTTCAAAGAGATGACTGATAATGATATTCGTAAGAGAATATATGAAGAGCAGAAAAATCAGATCGATCAAGATATGGCACCATTTGGATTCTTAGATGATGGCATTAATGATATGACAGGATCATTTACAGATAAAGATGGTGACCGTTGGCATACTGACGAATATGGTGACCGTGCTTATATGTGGGAATATTATTGATGGAGTTAGATGATCAATTAAAACTAGGACATCTTTTACTTTACGATAGAAAATGTAGAATTTGTGGTAACACTAAAAATATGCTTGATGGATTTTATAGAACTAGAAAAGATAGAGGTCCAGTTGCATCATCATACTCTTATGAATGTAAAGAATGTACTAAAAAGAGAGTTAAAAAGAGTAATGATATGTGGGAATACCCAGATTGGTAGGTTTCACGTCTGGATTCCCCATTGAAAATGCCCTTTTTGATAAATAATTTCAGGTAATTCTGGACCAAGGAGAACAAAAAAGATGCCACTAAATTTAGCATCTCCTGGAATTGTAGTAAGAGAAGTTGACTTAACTATTGGAAGAGTCGATCCAGTCTCTGGCTCTATTGGGGCGATTGTTGCTCCTTTTGCCAAGGGACCTGTAGATCTTCCACAGTTTATTGAAAACGAGGACGATCTCTTAAACACTTTCGGTAGACCATATTCCACAGATAAGCATTATGAGAGTTGGATGGTTGCATCATCCTATCTTGCTTATGGAGGAACTCTACGAGTTTCTAGAGCAGATGATTTCAACATTCTGACAGGCGAAGGTCTTAAGAATGCTTATGTTGGAACTGCAACAAGCATCAGAATCAAGAGCACTTCTCACTACGAAGAACTTCAATATGATGAAAATGCAATTACAGGTGTTACCTTTGCTGCAAAGAACCCTGGTACTTGGGCAAACGGAATCCGAGTTGCTGTAATTGATGGTAAAGCAGATCAAACATTAACAGGATCAGGACTTGGATCTGGTGTTTCTGTTGGTTTTGGTTTCACTTATGGAGTGCCTGCTGGCACTGTTGTTCCTGTTGGAACTGGTGGAACTACAATTCTTGATGGATACTTCCAAGGTGTAATCACTGAAGTTAGTGCAGACTCACTTGGTGTTAAGTTGGTTAAGCACGTTTCTGCTGCAGGAACTGTTACAAATGCTGACTACGAACAAAACGGCAAATATGCTTTAGCAAATACTGGAACAATTGGTATTGCAACTGATGGACAATCTAGTGCTTTTGCTTCAAGATCATACACTGGAGAAAGTGATTGGTTTGAAGGGCAAAAAATTGTTCTAACATCAACAGATCTAAAAGGAAATCCAGTAGAACTTGAGTGGGATGGACTTGCCAACCGCCCAGGAACTTCAGAATATGCTGCAAACAGAAACGGCAGATTTGATGAAGTTCATGTTGTTGTCATTGACGACAAAGGAACAATAACTGGAAATGCAGGTTCTATTCTGGAGAAGCATTTAAATCTTTCCAAAGCAAAAGATGCTGAATTCTCCGTAGGTTCTACATCTTATTGGAGAAAGTATCTTTATACCAATTCCAGATATGTATTTGGAGGATCTGCTCCAGTAGGCATTACTACAGTCGCATTTAGTGACAATGGTGTTGCACAAAACGAACTTGATCTTGACTGTGGATGGGATCAAAATGCAGATAGTGTAAACTTTGCTGGTTCTGGAGTTTTTACTGCATCTCTTGGAGGTGGTAAGAACTATGGTGGTAAGACAACTCTTACTGAGCAAGGAGCACTTTATTCAGGCGCTGATGACATTATCAGTGGACTTGGTAAGTATGATAACACTGAAGAATACGAAGTAGACTTCATCCTGATGGGATCAGGAAACTGGGATAAAGATACTGCACAGGGTATTGCACAAAAAGCAATTGCTGTTGCGGAAGCAAGACAAGATGCTGTTGCATTCATCTCACCATATAGAGGTGCATTCCTTTCAGATAATACTGTTGGAACTGTAACAGTTAATGATATTGATCAAATTACTGAAAATGTAGTTTCGTTCTATGCTTCACTTTCATCTACAACTTATGGTGTATTTGATAGTGGTTACAAGTATATGTACGACCGCTTCAATGATACTTTCCGTTATGTTCCTCTAAATGGAGACATCGCTGGTACTTGTGCCAGAACAGACATTCAACAGTTCCCTTGGTTCTCACCTGCAGGAACATCGAGAGGTTCTATTCTCAATGCTGTAAAACTGGCATATAATCCAGGTAGAAAGCAGAGAGATGTTCTTTACTCAAATAGGATCAACCCAATTATCTTCTCCCCTGGAGCAGGTATTATCCTATTCGGTGATAAAACTGGATTTGGAAAGTCTTCCGCGTTCGATAGAATTAACGTTCGTCGCTTGTTTATCTTCTTAGAAGATGCAATTTCTGCTGCCGCTAAGGACTTCCTGTTTGAGTTCAACGATGAAATTACAAGAACTAATTTTGTAAACATCGTAGAACCATTCCTGCGTGATGTTCAATCTAAGAGAGGCATCTTTGATTATGTTGTTATTTGTGATGAAACAAATAATACTCCTGAAATTATTGATGCTAATGAGTTTGTTGCAGACATCTACATCAAACCAGCAAGATCGATTAACTTCATCGGTCTTACCTTCATCGCCACCAGAACTGGTGTTGCATTTGAAGAAGTAATCGGTTCCGTTTAATTTAAAGGTTAACTCAAATGCCATCTAGACAACAGATTAATCCACCCCCACTAAGGAAAATTACCGACTTCAAGAGTAAGTTAACGGGTGGTGGCGCTCGCGCCAATCTCTTTGAAGTCGTACTCCAGTTCCCTGATGCAGCGCAACCTTCTTCTGACGTTCTTGATAAATCAAGATTCTTGGTAAAGGGTGCCAACCTTCCTGCATCAAACATTGCTCAGATAGATGTACCTTTCAGAGGTCGTATTCTAAAAATCGCAGGTGATCGTACCTTCGATACCTGGACAGTTACCGTCCTGAATGATGCCGATTTCGCTATTCGTTCCGCCTTTGAGCGTTGGATGAATACTATCAATCGTGTATCTGATAATACTGGTTTAACAGATCCAGCAACATATCAGGCAGATGCATATGTTTATCAGTTAGACCGTGATGGTTCTACTCTGAGATCTTATCGCTTCTATGATGTGTTCCCAACTGCAGTAGCACCTATTGATCTCTCTTATGATGCAGGAAATGCAATCCAAGAGTTCACTGTTGAAATGCAAGTTCAATGGTGGGAAGCAACTAAAGGTACCGGCGCTAATGCTGGCGGTGAAAACATCAACTAAATAGAAGAAGGTAATAGACACTTAAACTTATTATGGCCAAACTTTTTGGTTTTAAAATTGACGGCAACCAAAATAAGTCACCTTCAGTCATCTCCCCCGTTCCTGAAACTAATCAGGACGGGGTTGATAACTATGTCTCTAGTGGATTTTATGGTTCATATATTGACATTGAAGGTGTATTTAAAACAGAGCATGATTTAATAAAAAGATATAGAGAAATGTCACTCCATCCTGAAGCGGATGGTGCTATTGAAGATGTAGTTAATGAAGCAATAGTTAGTGATTTGTATGACTCACCTGTTGAGATTGAGTTATCAAATCTGAATATAAGTGAACCTCTCAAGATTAGAATTAGAGAGGAATTCAAGTATTTAAAAGAGATTTTAGATTTCGATAGAAAAGCACACGAAATCTTTAGAAATTGGTATGTTGACGGAAGAATATATTATCTCAAAGTAATTGATATGGCAAATCCCCAAGCGGGGATTCAAGAGTTGAGATATATTGATCCTCTTAAGATGAAGTATATTCGTCAAGAGAAGAAAAAACCAAATCAATATGATATTGGTACAATAAGAGTTAATGGTGCTCAGAAACAAGAAATTGATCAATATAAAGGACCCGAATTTGAAGAATTTTTCCAATACACACCATCACCAAACTATCCAACAACTAGTGTTGGTAGAAGTGCATCAAAGGCAATAAAACTGTCAAAAGATTCTGTAACTTATTGTACTTCTGGTTTAGTAGATAGAAACAAAAATACAGTTCTCTCATATCTTCACAAATCAATCAAAGCACTCAATCAACTGAGAATGATTGAGGATTCGTTGGTCATCTATCGCTTATCAAGAGCACCTGAGCGTCGTATTTTTTATATTGACGTTGGCAATCTTCCAAAAGTAAAGGCAGAGCAATACCTCAAAGAGGTTATGTCTCGCTACAGAAATAAACTTGCATATAATGCACAGACTGGAGAAATCCGTGATGATCGTAAGTTTATGTCCATGATGGAGGACTTCTGGTTACCTCGCCGTGAAGGTGGTAGAGGAACTGAAATCACAACTCTTCCTGGTGGTCAAAATCTGGGAGAACTTGCTGATATTGAATATTTCCAGAAAAAACTCTACAGAGCACTTGGTGTTCCGGAATCCAGAATTGCTGCTGATGGTGGGTTTAACCTCGGTCGTTCTTCTGAGATTCTGAGAGATGAACTCAAGTTTGCTAAGTTTGTTGGTCGTCTGAGAAAGCGTTTTTCTCAGATGTTCAATGATATGCTCAAAACGCAATTGATTCTGAAGAACGTCATTACTCCAGAAGATTGGGAGTATATGAAAGATCATATTCAATATGATTTCTTGTATGATAATCAATTTGCAGAACTTAAGGAATCTGAATTGGTCCAAAACCGTCTGGGTCTCCTAGCAACTATGGAACCATACATCGGTAAGTTCTATTCAACTGAGTATGTCCGTAAGAGAATCTTGCGCCAAAGTGATTCTGAGATCATTGAAATTGATATGCAGATTGAAGATGAGATTATGAAAGGAATTATTCCAGATCCGTCAACAATAGATCCTGTAACTGGACAACCTTTACCACAAGTAGGTGAAGGTTCTGGTATGGCAGGAATGGGTGCAGATCCAAATGGGATGGGTGACATTCCAAATGATGAAGATACGAGTTCTGATGATGCAGCAATTGTGGATGCACAGTATCAGAAAGATACCAAAAAGGCTGAGTTATAAATATAGTATAAGATTATATTGAAAATTTTTATGGAAGATGTTGTCGATTTGATGGCTACTGGTGCTAAGGCATCAGAAGTTAGTGACAGAATGAAAGAACTTCTGTATGCAAAAGCAGCAGAAAGAGTTGATCTTGCTAGACCACACGTTGCAAATTCAATGTTTGGTCAAGAGTTTCAACCCACAACTGAAGATGAAACTGAATCAGAAACTGAAGTAGAAGCAGAAGCAGAAACTGAAGTTGGTGATGAAGTAGAACAAGAGTTGGAAACAGAAGAGGATTCTGAGTAATGGCATACGTTCGTCACGACGAAAATTGTAATCCTGTTTCTCCGCAACCAGGAAAAACATCAGTCACCCAATTTGGTGGCAATGAAGGATGGACAAGTATAACGTATGAAAATTTCAATGCGGACTATCAAGCCCGCAATGCAAATAATACTGCCAGGACACCCGGAACATATCAAGCAAGAAATGCTGATAATACCACCAGAACTCCTGGAACATATCAACGTCATGATGAAAACTGCAATCCAGTAACAGGTTAATAACAACAATGAAACTTATCACAGAAGAAGTAACAAATGTAGAAATTCTTACCGAAGGTAAGGGTGCTAACAAGAAACTTTATATTGAGGGAGTCTTCCTTCAAGGTGAACTCAAGAACAGAAATGGGAGAATGTATCCCATGCAAACTCTTTCTAAGGAAGTAAATCGCTATTGCGAAACTTTTGTCAATAAGGGTCGTGCTTTGGGTGAACTAGGTCATCCCGATGGTCCTACTGTCAATCTTGACAGGGTTTCACATAAAATTACTTCTCTGGTTCAAGAAGGTAATAATTTTAGAGGAAAGGCACAAATCCTTTCCACCCCTATGGGTAAAATTGCATCTTCTCTTCTAGATGAAGGTGTGAAACTTGGCGTATCTTCTCGTGGTGTTGGATCACTCCAAACCACAAGTGAAGGATGCAAAATTGTTGGTGAAGATTTTCAGTTAGCAACTGCTGCTGATATCGTTGCCGATCCCTCCGCTCCAGACGCTTTTGTTAATGGAATTATGGAAGGAAAAGATTGGGTTTGGGAAGGAGGAATCCTTCGCGAACAACTCGCAGAAAGAACTGAGAGAGCAATTAATAAATTATCTGATCAAAGACAACTTGAGGAGCATAAACTCCAGTTATGGAATAATTTCCTATCAAATCTTTGAATTATAAATAAATATATGTAATTAAGTAATTAATCACATATTTCAAATGTCCGTTGGTAACAATTTACAAGAAATGGAAAACGTAGTAACGAAAGGAGCTGCTGCTGCTGAGCCAATGACTTCAGCTGGAATCCCAGTAGAAGATCTCGGCGGTCCTACTCCCGAAAATTCAAATCCCTTCGATGGATCGAATTCACTTGCAACCCCAGGTGCAACTCTCAAGCAGGTAAAAGACGTCGTCAATGCTAAAGCAGCACCTGGCGATGCCGGAACAGCAAAAGAGGAAACCGAAGTTGATGAGACTCAGGAAATAGTTTCTGAAGAGGAAGCAACCACAGAAGAGGTTGTTTCTGAAGAGGAAGTAGCAGCTGAAGAAGTTGTTGCCGAAACGGAAGAAGAAATTACTGAGGAAGAGACTATTAACATCGAAGCAGATGTTCAAGCACTTTTAGAAGGTGAAGATCTCTCCGAAGAGTTCCAAGATAAAGCACGCACTATCTTTGAAGCAGCAGTTAAAACAAAAGTTGCTGAAATGAAAGATGCGCTTCACGAAACATATCAGAATGCTCTGGTAGAAGAAGTTTCTTCTATTCGTGAAGAACTCAGTGAGCGTATGGACTCCTATTTGGAGTACGTCGCTGACGAGTGGTTCCAAGAAAATGCACTTGCTGTTGAGCAAGGACTTAAAAATGAAATTACCGAATCCTTCATTACTGGAATGAAGGGTCTCTTTGAAGAACATTATGTAACAATCCCTGAAGAAAAATACGATGTACTTGAGAGCATGGTAGATAAACTAGATGAAATGGAAGGTAAACTCAACGAACAGATCGACAGAAATGTTGCTCTGAATCGTAGATTAGCAGAATCTAATGCAGATGGCGTTTTTGCTACTGTCTCTGAAGGACTTGCAGTCACTCAGAAAGAGAAGCTCGCTACTCTTGCAGAAAATGTTGAGTTTGAAAGTGAAGCAGACTATCGCGAGAAACTGGTAACTCTAAGGAAATCTTATTTCCCTGAGTCCGCTGGCACTCCAAGCACCTCCGAGAATCTTTCAGAAGAGGTTTCTACCAACGAGGTTATCTCTGAAGAGGTATCCCCAATGATGCAAGCCTATCTGCAAACTCTCTCTAGAGCTGCTAAAAAGTGATTTTTAAATCATAAATTCAAACTATAACTTTTTTAAAAAAATGCAAATGCCTAACACAGAGGCTCTGCAGGAAAAGTGGGCACCCATTCTCGACTATGAGGGAATGGATCCAATTAAGGATTCCCACCGCAGAGCTGTTACCGCCGTTCTCCTAGAGAACCAAGAACAAACAATTAAGGAAGAGCGCGAGTTCCTTTCCGAAGGTCCTACCAACGCAGTTGGTGCTGGAGGATATACTTCCGCTGGTGGTCAAACCGTTGCTGGTTTCGACCCCGTTCTGATCTCCCTGATCAGACGTGCAATGCCTAACCTGGTCGCTTATGACCTCGCAGGCGTTCAACCAATGTCTGGTCCTACTGGACTGATCTTCGCAATGCGCTCCCGCTATGCTAATCAGAGCGGAACCGAGGCACTGTTCAACGAAGCAGACACCGCATTCTCTGGACAATCTTCAGCGAACGACAACACCGCAGGATTCACTGGTGGTGCTGTTGGTATGGGTACTACCGCACAATCTGGTAGCAATCCTGGACTTCTTAACCCAGAATCTGGTCAAACCGGAACAACCTACAACGTAGGTCAGGGTATGCGTACCGACGAGGCAGAAAGCCTTGGAGATGGTACAGAAGGACATTTCAACGAAATGGCATTCTCGATCGAGAAAGTCACCGTTACTGCTAAGAGCCGCGCTCTGAAAGCAGAGTATTCCTTGGAACTGGCACAAGACCTCAAGGCAATCCACGGATTGAACGCTGAGGCTGAACTCGCAAACATTCTCTCCACAGAGATCCTTGC